AACCATCATCAGGTAAAGCTGGCCTTGGAATGACAGGAAAACCTCTCTCTGCCCACCAACCTTTAACTATCTCATACTCTTCGTCTTTTATTTCTTTTATCATACATTAATCTTAACTTTGTCTTTAGTTTTTCTTTTGCTATCCAATCACCCATAAATCCCCTTAGAATGCTTTATATCTAAAGCTGCCTTGTATTTCTCTACCTCCGTTAGTAAACATAGCATTAGTAATAGAGGCGAGAGAGGTTGCAGTATCAGGGTACTGTAGCCCAACATTAGTCGCCCCATTTTCTAAAGCTCCCATAGTAACAGCTCCACTGGTAATAGTGGTTGCAGCCGTAGTAAGCCCTATTGGTATTTTAGTTCCGCCTGTTATTGTGTTAGACGCATAAGGGATAGTGATTCTGGAAATTACGGCTCCTGCTCCATCAGTCCCGCCGTCACCTTGGGAATTATAAGAAACAGTGCAATACCCATCCAAGCCTATAGAATAAACATAATTGTTTGTTGATTGGATTGGGGCGGTTCCACCATTGTCAATCAAATAAGTGCCGGAAGCAGCACCGTTTTGTCCTAAAGGGAAAGACCACGCTTGGGTCAGTATTTTATTGATCTGCCCATACCCAAGCCCATCTTGAAAATTATTCAGAGCTGCTACAGTCCAGTCGTCGGTCGCAGTGCTCCATGTCATTCGAAAAGCCCCGATTAAGGCACTATTCTTATTGGCTTTACCAGCGTCGTCATTCCACATTCCAAATATAGATGCTTGTGTATCCGTACCCGCTGCTCCATCATAGTCATGAATCAAACCTGCTGCTGGTGTCCATATTAGGTTTGGCGCTCTGGCAATAAAGAAACCTAAACCTCCAGCCGTGTCATCCTCATTCACTACATATAGAAACCAAGGCATTTGGTTAGACCAGTTTACTGTTTCTGTAATACCAAAACCTAAATTCGTTAAATTTGAAGTTCCTGCATCATCATCAAAAGTATGAGTGGCTGCAGTTACAGGTAGGCATATTAATTGACCGCCTGTAGTTGAAGGGACTGTTACCCAACCAGGGTTATTTGTAGATAAGGCAGCTCCTTGTGCGTCAGTAATGCTGAAGGTTCCGCCCGCATATGTGATCCCTAAGTTAGACATATACCCAGGTGTATTAGAACCACCATACTCTAGTAATCCTGGGTTAGTCGTCATATCAATTTTTCTATGGTTAGCGATATAATTATCCTACCTTTCTTAAGGGCTGGTTTAACCCTTTATTAAGACACGTCTGAACATATATAGCCCTAACGTGCTCAATAAACTCATTAAGCTTGAGTTTGCTTTTCATTAACTACTCCAAATAGTAGTGCCATCATCTTCAATAGTGAAAGCTAATGTCCCGCTATCACTCAAAGCCACATGGTCACCACTAGAGGTGTTATTTATTTTTAAGGAAGGATCTGTTCCCGCGTTAGAACCATCTAACAGAGAGCCAGATCCTGTACCTGTTTTTGTCATTGTTATGCCGTCAACATTCCCTGAATAACTCCAAGTCACATTGCCTGTAATAGTCCCTAAGTTATCCTCGTCTATACTTCCGTTATAATCATTGTGAATTACGTTTATTTCTCCATTTAAATCCGCTGCTGTAAGAACATCACCCGTAACCCATATTTTTGAGCGAGAAATTTGTGTCATTTCAAGTACTTACCTCACTTTCTGCCATGATTGTGATTTAATGCGTTTGCCAATCTTATCCTTTCAGTAAAACTATTACTGATAAAACTATTCCAATTACACTACCTGCTCCCCTGCTTATCCAATCTATCCTTCTACCTTTAGGGCCCCATTCTGCTATACAAGTTAATACCACAGGTATCAGTGATAACAATAATGCCCATTTACAATACGTTCCTAGTAAAGCTGCTAACGTCCCTATAAAAGCCATTGAGAAAAGATGAGAGGCAAAGACTGTCTTCTCCCCCTTACTTCCCTTCAACTCTTCCAAACCAGGAATGTCGTCTATTAACTTTTCTAACCAATCTTCAATTTTTCCACCCATAAATCTCCTTATCCAAACGCTTTATTGGTATTGTTGAGATTTCACTACCCTCATCTCGTAGACTTAGCTACTATAAATTACATCCCCATCAAATCTAGTATTACCTGATTGTACAAACAAGCTATAAGGGCCATTCGTGAAGGTTATATTACCTCCGTTAACAGGAGGACCTTCAATTGCGATACTAGCTGCATTCGTGATTGTCCTAACTAGGGTATCTGACTCTAAAGTCATGGCCCCCACACTTAAGCCAAAAAAGTTTGTCAAAGTAGCTGTTTGATTCCCCATTGGAAGGTTAGTTCCAAGAGGCGTGTCGTCAATTCGCAAACCCACAATGGTAGTCATTGCGCCAATACCATCGTCTATTCCAAGAGGTGAAACGAAAGACATGACGGATTTTTCTGCGCTTGTAGTATTTACAGTTAAATTGGAATTTAACCCAACTGCAAGACCAATAGCATTCGTTATGGTTGCATTAGCTCCCACAACAGGTGGGCCAGATATTCCCATTGTGGTTCCTGCGGTTAAAGTAGAAGCTCCATCAAAGGCATAAGTCGGAGGTTGTAAAATCACCTCTGCCTGAGAAAGCATGGCCCCTGTTGCCCAGGTCTTTGTTCCAGAAGAGTGAGTCAACCCTGGAACAGCGGTAGACGCTGTTAAAGCTGTATTTAGAGTGTTAACAGTTAAAATGTCTCCACCATCATCATTTTTTCTAATCAAGAACATTTCAGCATTATTACCGTCAAGGATCATAGACCCTTCTTGAGTCCACGATCCAGCGTTTGTTGCTGTAGTACCTTGAAGCTGGAAAGTGGCTGGAACACTTACTGCCGTACCTGCCCTTCCAATTGAAATTGATGTTGCTGAAGTAGACCCAATTACCATACCAACATTTGAATCAATGGCTACCCCTGCATCGGTTGCCGCCATAATTAGAAAGTCTGACCCATCGGGACTTACTATGGCTAATCTAGGATCTGTAACTCCATCCCCAAACGTGTTGTCTACCCCGACTATTGCAGAGTCAAGCCCTACCAAAACAATAGGCACGTCTGTAGCTCCACCAGTTGGGAGCCCTAGCTTAACCATATTTGCATTAGCGTCTGACGTGTCATAAGCTAACTGAACATTAGGAGCTGCAGCCGTATTACCAAAGCCTATGGAAACATCATCCCCATAAAATGAACCACCAACAAATGACGTTACCCCATTTGAATCTATTGATGCCACTCTAGCACTAGCTGAATCTAATATCTCAAATACGTTAGCACCTGCATTATCACCAAGTTGTATTGATATGCTTTCTCCAGTAGGAGCTAGAATATCTGTCGTCCCATGTTCTAATGTAACTGGAGCTAAAAAGGTGGTGTCATTGGCTATTGTCCCACCTATATCTGCCTTGATAAACGTTGCACTTCCCATATTTCACCTCTTAGTATATTCCTCGTGAGAGGATAATTATCTGTCTTTTTTAGCTATAAAATGCACAATCAATGTTGACGCTGCATTACCATCGGCCTCTGTAACCGTTAATCTAATAAAAGCCCCTGGAATATTATCAAAAATCAAAGATGCTGATCCAGATGCTCCTGCTGTCGTTGTCGAAGTCCCCGTGACAGTATCGTAATTAGTTCCGTCCACAGATGATTGGATCTCCCATGTAGATGTGTCATCATGTGTTGCATGCACTACTTGAAAAGTTCCGCGTGTTGTGTCGCTTACAGCGATTGCATCGCCCGAATTAAGCCCATTAGCTGACACAGCCGTTGCACTTATTCGTCTAAAGTTTCTTCCTAATGATTCTGATGTTACTGTCATAAATCCTCCTATTAATCCCTTTTACGGGTATTGACTGTTGCTAAATCTAATTTCACCCCGCACTTACAAGCTAAACCTTTAGATACTCTATCCTCTATGTTCTTCTTATAAACTGCAGGTTGATTGTCTTTAATATACATTATCTTCCGATTCATAAGATCTATAGCCTCTCCTGGGCTTTCACCTTCTGCCACACACTCAGGAAAGTTATGACTCTTAGCCTCATACTTTCCAGCATCAATCTCATTAATATCAAACGTGTTATGGCTCATGGTGTTATTCTCTTCCAAACTGCAGCACTTCTTGTGTTATCTAAACATATATAGGCATCGTCATTTGTTTCATCGACCCATATTGTTCCTACTGCATGACCATCGCCCGCATCATCTGTAACGGCAGGAGCTGCTATCTGCCCTATGAAAGTCAATAAGTTAATCCTTCCTAATTCTTGAAATACATTAAGGTTGTTTCTAGTCTGCTTGGTATCATCCACTGGTTCTGGTGAAGAAATACTCATTGTAAGTTAGTCTCCAATCCATATCCCTGCAGAACCAAATTGACTGATTCCACAACTATAGATTCATCTAAGTCGTCATTTGAAAATTTAAATTGTAAAAATCTACCAAAATTCCCTATAGAGGCATTGTTGAAAAGGAAGTCCAGCCCTCCAATAAGGGAGGTATCCATAATAAAAGATGAGTCCAACACATCGGCATCTCCTTGAAAGCTTATATTTGCAGTCTCCCCATCTCCTGACTGTAAGTCAGCATTAATAAATACATCTAAATCAACACCCTGCTGATCTCCCAAAATATTAACTTCTTGAACTACCCAAGATTCCACAGCATCCATTACTTTAGATTGAAAAAACCCCTCATAGGCGGCTCCATTCCTATTAAATAACGCAGGATCAAATAAGTAATTAAATCCATCAGTCCCACCAAAATAGATCTGTTCCCTAGAATCCCTAGCCACATGAATGCAGTTAGCGTCTATGCCATCTACAGGCCAATGAGGAACAAAGAACCCAGACTTGTTTTGGTAAATCCGATTCATATCTAAAATCACCATAAAATCATTTGCGGCATCCCCACCATCTGACAGAGAACACATATACCAATTAAATGTAGATGAATAAGTTGCCCAAGCATTCCCATATCTTGCATCATTCCATCTTGAAGTTGCTGTGGGAGCTATATACTTCCTTTGAATCGGATTAGACAATTTAACTAATTCCTGCGAACCATCAAAAGCATAGAACCCATCATGTGAATGAAAGACTATGACTTCCTTACCTTGGAGCTTACAATTTACAATTGTATGACCTCCACTACATCCAATGTTATCGATATATCTATCAACTTTAGTTAAAATCCTATTATTACTTCCTGACAATACCCCTATGGAATTCTGTTTAAAAACAACTAACTTATCCTGAAGAACCGCCATCCCTTGAATAGGTGCATCAAACTTATAGTCATCATCGGCAGTCCATGTTTCAGGATCACCTAAGTTACTAAAAAATAAAGTGGAAGTTTCCGTAGATGTGTTCCCAATCCAAACAGAGTTTTGAAATACTTCTATCCATCTACCTTGAGGAGCATTAGCCAATAACGAACCAGCAGCCCCTCCATCCCATTTAAAAGATGGATCAGCTTGATTCACGCCCATTACATAAGTGTCTGTCTCAAACTGCCATTCAGCCCAATCCACTTGATTATCAGGAGTGATTACTAAAGCCCCTGTAATGTCTGTAGGTACTGCAGTATCTGCCCCTGAGAACAAAGCGGCCCCTACTGTAGTGACATAATCATCTAAAACAGGTGAAAAGAAGAACGATGTGACTGTAGCACCCGCACTAAGCGCAGATGTATTCACATTATCATACCCAAACATCTTTCTTAAAGCCCCTTC